GAGCTCAATCACAATACCCTGCTCATTGACAATCTTGTTCACGGGTTGCGGCTGGTCAGGGTTGATCTTGACCATCTTTGTTTCGCCGTCTTCACCAATGATTCGAGCGATACGTTGTGTGTCGTAAATCTTAGGGATTAGGTCAACAAGCTGACGGGCAACGTGCCTTACCGCACGGGTCAGGTTGTCACCGTAGTGGTATGTGCCCACATCACCCTCGCGTTGGCGTGCCAAAATGGCTTTACCTGAGCGCTCGTTAGAACCCATGCCCAAACTGGCGTTATATTGACCCGTTGTGGACTTAATGTCCTCAGATGCGCCTGCTTTGGCCTGCAATAGACCGCTAGAAGCCATTGGCGGCTGGGCACGCTGGGGTAGTGGCAAGACCGCACCTTGGCCGTCTGTAACGTCTGGATTGACCTCAAGGTACGGCCAATTGTTTGTGTTTGCCGTCTTCCACTTGTCCTCATAGCCCTCAAACTGGCCACCATAGCCAATGAAAGGTGCTTTAGGCGCCAAAGCCAGCATCTCAGCTTCTTGGCTAACCCAATAGTTGTACATGCGCTGGGCATCTTTGGCGTTTCTGACTAGGCCGCTGACATAGAGGCGGCCATCCACCTCAAACTCATTACCCACCACGCGGATAACTGGAATCCACTTGCCAGCCCATTCTTTTTCTTCAAGAATCTCATACCCGTTGATCTTGCAATACTTAACCCGTGGACGCTCAGACTCGCGTGACTTGATGGGCTTGCCAAACATGTCTTTGAGCATCTTGTCTTCAGGCGTACCTTCAAAGGCCGATTGATTGCCAGGGTACAAGTTCAGTTTGGTGGTGTCGTACTCAATGTAGTAGTAACCAGCAATGCGCACCGTGTCTTCGTTGAGCCAATTACTAATCGACTGATCACCCACACCAAGGGATTGAAGTGTCGAGATAGGCGCAGCGTCTGGGTATTGGCGCTCGTACTCTGCTTTGGTCAAGTCTTCAGTGATAAAACAATAAGTCGCATCTGCACCCGTTGGGTCTTGGATCAAAGGGTCCATGTACACCGAGAACGAGTTACGCACACGGCCAATCTTAATGTCTTGGTCAAACGTGTTCTCGTCGCAATACTCGGTCATCAGGGTGATGTACCCCTCGCCGTAGGCGACTTGGTTTTCACACGCTGTGTCATAGGCCACATCAGCGTCACTCATATACTCAATGTGGCGAATCATGCCGTTGAAAATGTCTGCCACTTCCACGTCAGCGTTGTCATCTACGGGGATGACCTTGGCGCCTGGGCGGTTCTGACGCATGTCATTCGTCACTTGACGAACGTGCTGCGGCAGTTTGTTAATCGTAAGCGTTGGCCGTGCGTTGATTGTCTGACCCTGCACCGCGCCACGGGTGGCCAGTACGTCAGCAGGCCACTGCCAGTGGTTGTCAGGTGAGCCAGCATAAAAACGCAAGTCATCTATCTCATCTTCGCGTGATTCTGCAAGCGCAGAGACAGCCATATCCAGCCGCGCACGGGCAGTTGTCAGAATGTCTGAATTAGATTTAGGTGGTTTGCCACCAGCAGCTACGTTAGCTGCGGCGACCATGCCTGTTGGATCTGCCATTAAAAACCCCTATTGATAAACTGAGGCGCAAGAACTAACAAACCGCCACAAACAGTCGCGGCGGCGTCCAGCATCTCTGGCTGCTTGTTTTGACGCCAATCGTACACCTCTTTACCAATGGCAAAGCCCGCGACCACCAATAAAGCCAGTGGAAGCCCCACAATCGACACTATGGCTGCGATAACCGCGCCATAAACTGCGTGGTTGGCTTTGTCTTGGGGCAGCACTGGTAAATTCATTTTTTCTTTGCTGTTTTGGCAGACTCTTTGAACGCCTTGGCAGTCGGTGCGCCCTTAGCGCCTGGCTGGCGCATCTTTTCTTTAGAACCAGCGGCTATGCGCTCACGTTTTGCCGCGATATTTGCATAAAGTCCGGGCTTTTTCATACTAACACTTCCATCGTTTAAGAGCTGCTTTAGCGCGTTCACCGTCTTTGGCGTTGGCCGCTACTGCGCCCATTCTTGCACAAAATGAATCTTTTCGCCCCTGATCTGCTTTGGTCTTAGGATTGGGCGCTGGTGCTTTGAGGTTAGAACCAGTGGCGGCGTTGTACTTAGCGCGGCCTTTAGCGGTCAAGCCAGCACCTTTAGATACGGGCAACTTTTCGCCGCGGCCGACGCTTAAAGACACACCTTTTTTAGCCATTACGACCCCATCCAAGAAGTAGTCACCACGCTTCTGTCCGAATACATGCGGCGCTGCGTGGGTTCACGCGCCTCACGGTGAGCCACAGGGTATGCAAACGTCACACAGATCGCGTCTGCCGCGTCTGGTGAGGCCAAGCCCCGTGCTTTCATGTCCTTTTTTGACTCTAAGAAGATTGTACCCTTAGAGTCGGGCTTCATCATAGGCGAAATTAGATCAGTTTTGAGAAATCTGTCAAGCGGAATTGAAGCCGTTTTGAGCCAATCTTTCATCGACCCCCACATTTCAGCCCTTTTGTTTCCATACATGATGGGATTCTTTGACTTGTTGCCAAAGTTGATGCCCTTGATTTTGTAGCGCTGCTCTTTGAGCCTGTCCACAATGCCGGCGCCCAGCCCGCCTTCGTCAATCACCACCAGCGTAGGCTTGAACTCTTCAATCACCTCAATAATATGACCTACTACCGTCATGGTGTCGTCGCCTCTGTGCCGGTCAATCCGCACAATATCCCGCCCCTGCCTGATGGCGATCACTGTCGCATCCGCGCCGAACCTAGCAGGGTCAACACCGATCACAATCGGCGCTGACTCGTCTTGGTACTTAGGCCGCTTCATTGCTTCGTCCACAATGTTGGCCGGTATGAACTGATCGTCGCCCTCAGAGGGGAACTGACCGTACACCTCGACGTGCGCCTGTGATGAATCTGGCCCATACTCGTCGATGATGCCCTGATACACCTGCTTGTCTGTACCCTCGACCGTGCGGGCGTCAACCACCTTGGTCGTCCAAAAGCCACGTTTGCTGTTAAACGTCTCGTAGAAGTACCCCGTGTTGCGCCGTGGGTTGGAGAACGCCATCCAGAACCTGTTGGGCGTGTTCTCGGTAAAGAAACCCGCCGTCACAGCCCAGATGCTGTCGTCGATACCCGACGCCTCGTCAAACACGACCAGCACACCGTCGAAGTTGTGGACACCCGCATAAGCGTCGGGATTTTCGGCTGACCAGAGCCGCCCCTCGACGCCCCAGTAGCGCGTGCCCTTCTTAAGATCACGCTCGACCAATTCCGTGAGCCACTTAGCCGGCATCAGTCTGGTGGCGCTCACCTCAAACCAGTGGCTGTTAAGGGACATGGCCAGCCACTTGGTTATTTCGGCCCAAGTGACTGATCTAAGCTGGCTCTCCGAGTTAGCCGAAATAATGGTTGTTGAGCCAATTCGCGTGGATAGCATCCAGATTGTGATCCATGACACCAAGGCCGACTTACCAATACCCCGTCCAGATGAGACAGCATGGCGTAGGGTGTTGAAGTCTATTTGACCTTTGTTCTGTGTAATGTGGTCTGCAATATGTTGTAAGACCTCACGCTGCCATTTGCGTGGGCCTTTGAAATGTTCCAGCGGTGTGCCAGGCTGACCCCAAGGAAACGCGTACATTACAAACGCCAGTGGGTTGTCTTTGATATGTGGCGCCCACAGCCGCGCCATCAATTCCTGTTCGTCTTCAGCGCTGTATATGGTCGATTGCATGTGTAGTCGGTTCTATGATTGTTGCGTCGCTCACATCTAATACGCGCCTTTCGGCTTCGGCCAATGCGCCAGTGATTGATATGCGCTGATCCACCTCAACAGATATGGCTTGCTTGGCCACCCAGCCGTGCTGGTGCTTTAAGACTTCTAGCGCCATCTTAGCGTCGCCATCTAGCGCGGCGGCCCTGACGATGTTGGCCATTTCTATCTCAGCGTCGGCTTTGCCTTTTTGCGCGGCCATCTCAACCACGGGGTCAAGTTGCGTAAGTTGTCGGTATTCGGTGGGAAGCATGCCGGCGGCCAGCGCTAGCGTGTCGCCTTTGAGGCCAAGTTTGGCGGCGTCGTACACCGCTTTTAAGCGCGACTCTGTTGCCTGCACATTGCGCGGTGTGAATGGAATTGAATAGAACATGAATTCTCCATGCGGTTGCACGTTTGTGAATTGTAGCAAAAAAAAAATTTTGTTCACGGCCCGTACGTTTCTGCTGGCCCTGTGCCGCCGGCCCTACCCCCTCCCCCTCGGCCTGAATGCCACCGGCCATGGCGCCGCATGCCGGCCGGCCGCGCGGCCACCGG